CACTGTCTTCTTCCTCATCTTCGTCGTAGTCTTCTGTCCCAAACTGACACTCAGTGCAGTAGCCATCATCATCTACGAAATTGTTGCAGTGTTCACAACGATCACGAATTACCCACTTAGCCATAGTTATAGTCCCTCACCTTTGTATTTGTTTAGATAGTTGATAGCTTCTTTAAGAAGATCTACACTATCCCCTAGACTACCGATCCCTACATTACAATGATGACATAGAAGACCTCTTACTTTACCTGTATCGTGGCAATGGTCTACTGCAAGGTGCTTTATAAAACCATTGCTAGATAGAGCTTTCTCTGGTTCTTTACAAATTGCACAGACGCCTCCTTGTTCTTCCGAAAGACTATTATACGCCTCTATCGTAAGTCCAAATGTTCTCCAGAGTTTGTCTTTACGATTGTATAACCGAACCTTCTCAGTTTTCTGTAAAGCGTTCTGAGCTTTGTTTCCACACTCTTTGCACCTAGACACATAACCATGAGAACGAGATGATCTCTTCCAGAACTCAGTAAGTTCTTTTGTCTCATTGCATCCAGGACATACTTTACTCATAGTCCGTTTGCCTCGAATGCTATGATCCACTGTTTACAGATGTCACTACGTACAATGTCATCTACTCCAAACTCAATGACAGGCACAGGCATACCATGCTTCTTAGCCAGATGGATGATCTTAGCTAGACCTGACTGACCTGAGATGTCTGACTGCTTGATGTCACCATTGATAACTACCTTACAGTCTCTACCGATACGGGTCAAGAACATCTTGATCTCTGCTACAGTAGTGTTCTGTGCCTCGTCAAGGATGATGAATGAATCCTTAAAGGAACGACCACGCATGGTAGACAGGGGAGCCATCTCAATGTTGCCATTCTTGATGCCTGTCTCAACGACACCCTTACCTAGCTGCTCATTAAGAACATCAAGTACTGGTGCAGCCCAAGGAGCAAACTTCTCCTCTAGCGTTCCTGGAAAGAAGCCTAAGTCTTTGCCTACGGAGATGTTAGGTCGAGTAAGAATGATCCTGCCAATCTCCTTACTGGCGTACATATTGGCTGCATAGGTAGCCGCGATGTAAGTCTTACCTGTACCTGAGAAACCACACACAATGACCTGATCGTAAGCAGTAAGGGCTTTGATGTAGTCCTTCTGTTTGTCGTTCAGTGCCTTCAGAGGGACAGTCTTTGTCGCTGCCTCCCCTTCTGCATTCTTGTACCTAGTTGCCCGCTTAGACTTAGGGGATTCAATCATTACTTCTTTTCCAATTCATTCTCTTGGTAGACAAAGTAGTCTTCTAGTTCTTGGTAACCACCGATATGTACCTTACCATCAGGTGTATCTGCCCAGATCTGAGGTACTGTATTTAGTTTAGCACTCTTAAGTAGGAAGGGGAAGAGTGGATGGGTTCGGTAGTTGAATGCCCCGTAAGGGACACCCTTCTTTTCTAAAAGGAACTTAGCCTTGTCGCACCACTGGCAGTTCTCTTTGGTCAGGATGTAAAACATTAGCTACCCTCAGTTAAGGTCTACGATTTCACAGCTTCCACCAGCACAGGCAAACGTACTTGTACCCTTGGAAGTATCCTCAGTCTCGTACTCACTCAGTCGTGCCCAATCAATACGTTCAGGCATTAGAGCAAGTGCTTCAAGGTACTCACGTTCAGAGCAGTCTTGGTAAGGTGCTTGCTGGTACGTATGGTCTGAGTGTGGCAAGAATGACACACCTGATACTTCATCGAAGTTCTTATAGACCCAAGAACCAACCTCCATCCACTCATCATCCTTAACAGTGATGGTAACAGAAGGCTTATGCTCACACCAATGACGTTGGTATGTCATCCACAGCTTGAGTTGTTCAAGGGCAGACATATCATTGCGAGTGATAGCACCTTCAGGTGACTTCTGTGGGAAGGAGAACACAGTAGTGCTATCAGGCTTCATCACATCAGGTTCACTTGGGATACCTTGGTCCTTCATGAACTGGGTCAGAGGATCTTTGTTGTCACCCCGTACAGTGCGAATGTAGTAAGCAGAGTGACGAGCATGAATACCTGAAGCACTATCAACCAGTTGACTAACCGTCCCCGATGGTTTGACACAAGTGATAGCAGTAGAAGCAGGGATGCCAAGAGTAGCAGCCCACTTAGCATTGGTTGCAATAGCGACATTCTTCAAACGCTCCAAGGTTTCTGCAAGACCAGTATCACCTGACATCAACTTGTTGTCCATGATACCAGTGAGTGACACACCAAGCAGACGTTCTTCTTCTGTGTTCTTCTGCCAGATCTTACGCAAGTAGGGGAAGTTGGTGAAGGTAGATTGAATAGTACCAAGGATGGTAGCTAGCCTTACTTTCTCCTCCAAGTCCGCAAGTGTATCCGTTGCTCGGACAACGACCTCTGTGAGGTTGCAGAATTGGTATGGGCGAAGAATGATTTCACTGCACGGGTTAGTTCCAAAATCATGGTTAGCATCTCGTCGTCCATTCTTAGCTGCTTGCTTCTTAGAGGCAGGACGGGAGAAGATACCACGTTCACCACTCTTGCTCTCGACTAGCGACAACCACTCACGCATGAAGGTTTCCATGTCTGGCTTCTCAGTATACGCAACTGAGTTGTTAGCCAAAGCACGTTGAGCATTCTTCTCCCACCACTGACCTGACTTAGCGTGACGCATACGGTCATCACTCAGGTTAGACAGAGAGATCATAGCTGATCGACGTACACCACCGACTACCACTACCTCACCAATCTTACACATCAAGTCATGGCATTCGATAGAGGACAGCTTACGCCCTGCTGCTGCCTTGAACGTATTGATGGTGAAGTTGAACAGTTCGACCAGTGGGCCTGGACCAGAGGCACGACCACCAAAGGTCTTAAGCTTAGCTCCCGCAGGACGTACCTTAGAGACATCCCACTGAGGAACCTCACCAGCATACAGCATAGCAATGACCTTACGCAAAGCCTTAGCCCAGCCTTCTTTGCTGTCGTGTACTACGATCACATCCTCAGAGGGGAACAGTGTCTCAGGTACTTCAGGAAGCTTAGAGACGTACTGACGTTCAACAGAGAAGCCAACGCCTGTACCACACAGCAGGATGAACATAGCCTCATCGAAGGACTTAGGATCATCTACTGCAAGGTATGCACAGTTGTAGCCAGAGGTATTGTCACGTTCCATAGCTGGACCAGCAGTCATCAGTGCCCGCATAGAAGGCATGATGTTAAGGCTAAGGATAGCCTCTTCAATGTCACCTACAATGATCTCGTCACGTGTCTTCTTGACTACTACATTCTCCATGTAGCGTCCAACAGTCTCAGTCCAAGTCTCTCGACGGTTCTCCTCATCAAGCCAACGAGCATAGCGTGATGTGTGGATGAAGGCTTGGTAGTCAGTAGGTAGGTGGTTGTTCATCATTACTCCGCGAGGATGTTAAGTTTGTGTGGTTGGTCTACTAGCATATTCGTCTCTAGTTCTCGAAGTGTACGGAAGGGATCAGAGATAGACCAAGAGGAGATGACAACAATCTTCTCCTTATCCTTGATCTTCTCTAGCTTGTCGATCAGATCCTGTACAGTCATTTCTTTTCATCCGTATTACGGTTAGCTTTACGACGAGCCTTCTCAGCCTTGGTCGTATACTTGTAACCCTTACGGTCAGCATCAGCTTTAGCCAGTTTAGATAGACCACCATTGACAGCAGAGTAGTCTTTAGACTGTGTGTTGATATTCATCTTACTTCTCCTATCGGTTGTCGCCTGAACCACGTAGTACGTTACGCTTTGCACGATCCTCTAGCTTGTAGATGTTCATCGTTGCAATCTCCATCAGGTCGTAACCAAGGTCTTCAGCTAGGTTAGACAAGTACCAGAGTACATCACCTAGTTCCTTGGCTACTTCACGATCATCTAGCGTACCATCACGTAGGAACTTCTTGACCTTCTCCGCTACCTCACCTGCCTCACCACATAAGCCAAGGGCAGGGTATGTAAGCTTGTCTTTGTAGAAGGCAAAGGATCGTGCCTTGATCTGGTAGTCAGTGAAAGACATTACATCTTCGAACTGCTCATCCTTGAATGCTTCGATGTCTTCAGTACTGATCATTCTTCCACCCTCTTCCATTCTTCTAGCTCTGCGTCAAGATTGAAGTAGTCGTCAACGTCAATGAAACCTTCAAGGACTAGGTACTTAATGACAAACCTTTCAGAGATGTCATTCTGTTCGAGGAGCAGCATCAGTCCATAGTTATCGACCAGTTCCCTGATCTTACTCTCCAAGTCAAACATTTACCCGTACTCCTTCTCAAGGGCTGCTAAGCTAACCCAAGACAGATCGTAAGTTCCATTACTGATGTAGCGTTTGATAGCGACACCCTTAGTCCATTCAGCGTTAGCTTGTCCAGCCCAAGATTCTTCCTTACCCTTAAAGCATCCAGCGACAAGGGCATGGAGAGCCTTAGGTCTAGCGTCAGCCTTAACGTAGTAGTGGAACTTGTGGCTATGGCCTACAGTTGCACTGCAAGATAGCTTCTCAGTGAGAGAGTAACCGTGGTGCTTAGTAGATAGAGCAGATCCAAAGTTGCCGCTAGCTACGTAGTGACCGTAGAGGACACCATCATAGTCTACTAGAGCAGGGGCTGAGTTCTTATACTCATGGTAATCATCAAACCAATAGTCAGTCTGTAGGTGGGAGAAGGAGATACCATACTTGTCACCCTCTAGGCGAGGATCAACAGAGATAGCCTTCTTCAGACGATGTTCGTGGTTACCCTCGAAACCAATACGCCAAGGACGCTTCTTCTTCTTAAGCTTGAAGCGGTCCCAGATACGTGACTGTGCATCGTTATATGTTTCAATGTCAGCCTGATAAGACTGAGATACAATAGCTTGTGGGTAACGTGTGTCGTAGGTATTGAGGCTACGCATATCAGCCCCGTCACCTAAGTCTACCACGTAGTCAGGCTTGATATCTTCAATGAGACTACCAAGCCAATCGAAGCGAATGTTACTTGCCCCTGGATCAGCGTGAGCGCAAGTATACACGATAGCTGTACGATTTGTCAATGGTCTACCCATCCCTGCTCAAGTACAATCGGTTCGATAGAAGACTTGAAGTGGTCGCAGAAAGCTATAGCATCTCCCATAGTATCGAAGATCAACTCTTCTTCATAGAGTTCACCATCCTCTTCTACTAGGCACAGACAAAGGATGTTCTCTTCGTCGTCTGTCAATGGTCCGTTAAGTACGCGATGTATCAGGGGCATTCTTTTATCCACTCCTCAGGGATTAGCTTGTCTGCGTAAAGGAACCCGTGCTTGGTACACCAATCCCCGTAGGTAGTCTTAGATCCTTTAGTAAGCTTAGCCTTACTGTTGCTGAAGACGAACCTGATGTCAAGGAAAATGTGTTGCTTCTGGATGAGTAGATGTTTCTTTCTATCAGCAGCGACAAATCTACCCTTCGATTCAATGATGATACCGTTAGGAAGTATGAAGTCCGGGGTATAGCTTCGTACCTCATTCACTTCGTACTTGATCTTCTCCGTCTCATAGAGAACGGGTACAGATAGGCTTGTTAGTTGGAGAGAGATAGTCTCCTCTAAGCCTGACCTGTACCCTGCCTTCAATGCTCGTTGTCTTACCTTTGATTGGGCGGGAGCCATACGTCATCCTCTTTGCGTCGAAGCCAGAGTAGTCTAGCATTCATGGTAACGAGTTCTTCATTACCTTCATACGCAGTCATCACACGTTCGTATAGCTCTCCCTCTGTCGTTGCACCATCAAGAAGTTTACCAGCTTTAACAGGACCGATACCATACAGACCCTCTATGTTGTCTGCCCTATCCCCTGTCAGTATCTGAGTATAGAAGAACAGAGTAGCTTCGAACTCCTCCACTACAAAGGTTACATTCTTTACTGGATTGTAGTGGGTGCAGGGTATTTGCTTGAAGTCTTTGTCGATGGACACAATCGTACAGTCGTATGCTAACTCTGTCGCTCGTATAGCAATAAGATCATCAGCTTCCTGGCCCTTACTAACGACAGCACCATACATATCCACTAGATAATTACGTACATCACTGAGGTGTTCAGGCTTAGGAGTATCCTTGCGGTTAGCCTTATAGCTAGGGCTGATGGCGTAGCGGAAGTTACCCTTACCTGTTAGGAATACCTCCACTTCTTCTTCACGCTGAGTAGTGTTGAAGATGATGTCATCCATCAACTCATCAGTCTTTTCTTTAGCCTCATCCAGTGATGCACCTTCCTTAGCGAAGGAGGCCCTATACGCGATAACGTCTCCATCGACTAAGATGATCATCATTCAGTTCCTTCATTCCAGTATTCCCAACTAGTGTAGTCATCCAGTTTAAGGAGTACGTTAGGTTTTGCTGCTTCGTTAGGTATGTCTAGTAATGCAGACCATGAGTGAGGAAATAGGTCAGCCATTATGACGTTTATCTTGTCGGCTACGATACGTGTCTCATACTGTGTGTCGCTCTTACAACGTAGCTTACACATATCCGCGAAGGCATCAAGTGATCCAGACCAGTACCACTCTGTCATCATAGACTGAGGTAGTACCATACGTGCCATCTCAGGTGCTACGCCAGACGTAAGTAGTAGGTTGTACTGCTCCATTGATCTATCAAAGTGTTCTTGCATCTCCTCACCAAGGGTCCAAGGTCCAATGATACCGCCATTCTCATACATGACAACATCATAGATATCTACTGCACCCTGTGATCCTTGCTTCTTATCCTCAGACTTACCACGCCACACCTCAGGCACATAGAACTCAGGAGGATCATCTACGTAACGTCTACTGATCTCATTCCACCGCAGGAACTTATGCTTGACTAGCTGTCGTGCTACGAAGATGGGAGCCTTAACGTGGAAGGATGCGAAGGCATGACCAAAGGGTGAGTAGTGCTTATGCTTGGCAAGGAACTTGATAAGCTTGATGTCCTTTGATTGGACGTACCAGAACCCATGCTCATCCTCAAGCATCTCACTCTTCTTGCCAAAGGATACCCGTGCTGCATTAGCTACACTAAGATCTGTACCCATGTGGTCGATGTAGGTAGCATCAATCATGGTGTCTCATCTTCCTGCCATACTGTTTCATACATAGCCTCGTAGGCAATGTCTCTCTTAGCTTGCCACTCACCTACCAACTCAGGGTGACCTAGTGCAATGAAGCCTACTAGCGTTACACAAAATAGAAAGATACCGTTCATCATCTTACTTATCCTTCACCTCTATATAGTCATCACAGTTAGCAGACATATCTTGGACAGCGATAGGTGCTTCGTCACTTCCCCACCACTTGACTGCATCAGCTACCAACTCCTTAGTGTACATACGATAGCACTCATAGTTAGCACACTTAGCCCAGCAGAAGGTCATATCCCTATAGCACATCATCTTACTCATCCTCATCGTCTAGATAGGCGTGTTGATCCTGAGGATCAGTATCATCAATGAGTTCTTCAAGGTACACATTGTGCCCTGCTAACTCCAAGGCTTTCTTCATACCCTTGATGAAGTCTTCCCATGAGTAGAGTTCTAAGTCTTCATCCGTCTCTTGAACTAGCACACCACCAAACTGATCGTCTCGTGAGGTAGACCATACGCGCTTTCTTTCTTCATACAGGGTGATGGAGAAGTGAGTACCAGAACCGCAGCACTCACAATACCAGTTAATAGTTTTAAGTGCGATTGTATAAGAAGCCATTCTGGTACTCTCCTAGTTAAGCCGCTTCGTCTGCTTTTACATACTCAACGTGGTTGATGATCTTAACCTCAACCAAAGAAGTACGGCTGTACATCTTACCATCCATACCCTTGAAGGTAGAGATCAAGTTGGTAACCTCAGCCACTGAACCATTACCGATAGCACCATGATCAGCAGTCCAAGGTTTACCCTCAGCATCAAGTACCTTAGGTGGGCCACCTGCCTTAAGAACAACAGTACCATCCTTGGTCGTGACCTTATGCTTACGCTCGTACTTGATGACAAGCTCACCATCCATCAGACGCTTCTGCACTGGCTTCTTCTGTGTGCCAGCTTGCTGCAACTTCTGGAACTCTTCCTTGCTCAGGATCTGAGAGAGAGTGTAAGCACCTTCACATTCTACGTAGGCGTCTTGGTAGCCCTTCATGTCACGGCTATCTTCCGTGATACGTGCCCATTCGATGGGTCCAGTGGTCGTTACAGATTTGAAAGCCATAGTTGTATTCCCTTTGTTTAGTGGGTATCGCCCCACGTTACGCCGATATCAGTTGATCCAGCTAGTGGGCAGAGTATACTCAGTTTCTTTCCAGTGTCAACAATAGATTGACGTTGGATAGTACCTAATAGTTCTGCGTCTAGCATAGACCCTTCTACTTCTGTCTGCCATTCATCATGGGGCCAAGTCACTAGCTTGTACTTGATACCCATCTTAGTAGCAGCCTTAGTCCAGGATATGGCTGAGTGTTTCATAACGACAGCCTCACCATTCTGTAGCATCCCCGCCAATGCCTTATGCTCAGATGGTACGGGAACCTTACGACCATCTAATCCTCTGAACCATCCACGATTAGCAATGTATGGTATCATCTTCTTCTTAAGGTCAGCTAGACCTTGGATAGAGTTAGTGAAGTTGTCGATAGCTTCTGTCGCTTCACGTTGGTTAACCTTTAGGACGGCAGCTACCTTGCCTACACCAGCACCTAGTAGGAAGGCGTAGATGAAAGTCTTAGCCATGTCCCGTGTCACATGAGAGATACCTAACGCCTTGCGGTTGACGTTGTGGATGTCAGTCTCATCTTCCTTCTTACCAGATACGATAGCGTGAATGTACTCCTCAGACTTCATCAGGTGGGCTAGCACACGTAGCTGGATACCCTCAGCGTCTGTGCCTACTAGGTAGTTGCCTTGCTCCACAATCCATAGGCTACGCATACGTCCATCATATTCAGATTTCACTATGTCTACTGCTGTCTTGGGTGTGCCGTGGAAAGCAGCAGGTATGTTAGCTTGGTTAGGTGCGGAGTGAGCCATCCTTCCTGTCCATGCCCCTATGTGGGTGAACCTGCCGTGGATACGTCCATCTTCCTTAACGTGACCTATCCATTCCTGTAGGCTTGAACGTCTACCCTCTAGGGTCAGCCACTCAGCTAGGTTCCTGGCCCCTTGTGGTGCATCCTCAGGCAGGGTGGATAGGTTAAGTTCGTTGCACATCCATCCGTACTTAGCGAACTTTTCCCCACGTTTTGCTTCCTCTGTTATTTCTTCGCTCACGTTCCCACTCCATGTGTCCCTTAGTCTTGTCTACTGGGGTCCACCCAGCTTCCCATAGTCTGTCGATCCTTTGCTGAGGGGATGAAGGTTCGAACTTCTTCCAATCATAGCAGACCAACTCGTCACCTACCACGTAGCTAGTGACGTACTTCTCCTTAGCGTTAGCTACAGTAGCATACAGTGTACCATCAGGCTTGATCCTATACTTCATTCGGTTAACTTCTTCAAGCTTAGTTGGGACGTCTTGTTGGA